TTGTCAACTGGAGCAGCACTGGCAATAAACTCACCAGTGCCAGGATCTATATACCCCTTTTCGTTGGGATCATAGTTAACTCCAAACCAAGCAAAGTTTTTGAACTCCTTGGCCCACTCCTGCTGTTCCTCGGAAAGTTCGAGCATTCCTGCGTTAAAAGCCGCGTCGAATGTATCTCCACTGCCACCGCCCATATCACACCTCTCTTTCTATACAAAACTGAACGCCATCGATTCCGTTAAAATGCTGAGGGATGTCACATAAATACTTCATCCCGGTTTTTTCGCAAAATTGAATCGCAAAAGCATTATCTTTAGGTATTATTCCAATTAAAACCGTGAATTGTTTTTCCAATAAACGCCTGTAAACTTCCTTTGTGGCCGAAATAGAAGCCTCGTGCCCCCAATATTCTGAAAACACGCAAAAATGGCCCTGGCCTGTCCGGTGTCGAATATTATCCACTAGTCCAAATCCGGCAATATCCCCCTCGTAAAGAATAGTGAAAAACATTAATCTTGGTTCATATTTTATTCGCCTAACAAATCCTTGTTTGTCCGGCTTCCTGTCTCCAAAAAAGAACATTTCTAAAGTTCCGTCTTTTTCGCATCTATCAAGAAGACTCACAATAAAAGAGTCTTTCATAGACGGAATGCCGTCTTTAATATAATAAAAATTCATTTCTACGTTATTCATATGCCATACTCGTAAGGATTCACCTGTTTCACAGGATCACCAGCTTTGTCGATTAATCCCAAATTTATTAAGTCCTGATATGTCATTACTCTATCGTTTGAAGCCCCTGAATATATTTCAAATTTCTTTTTTAGTTCGGTCAAAAACACATAAAGTCCTTTCGGTTCTAGCCGTCCGGGCACGTTAGGCAACTTATAATAATTAGCCCCGAAAGCCGTCACAACTGCATATATTATTCCAAGCGCAATAAGCACCACAATTAAAAAGACTTTCTTCATTGTCCCAACTCCCTCACGGATGTTGATATATCTATCGTCTTTACAGGCACGTAACCTGATAATTCAATCTCGAATATCCTGCTCTTATATCCTGCAGGCAATTTAAACGGCTTTGAGTTTGTTATTGTTTTTATTAATTTTGGAGTAGGGGAACCTTCTACATATAATTTAAACGTAACTGTATTATTTAATGTAGTATTTTGTATGGTATAGAGATAATCATCATTGATAGCCAGTTCATTTATAGCGGCACATCCTATGGCCCCGAAAAGTTCCTGATTGTCCATCATGTCCTCATTTAAGTCTTCAAGGTAATCACTGTCAGACATTGCAGATATAAGATCATCATACCAGTATTCGTCTCTTGTCAGTCTCGCTGCAGAAAAATTCACCAATGAATCAAGCTGGAATTTTTTAGTCTTCCAAATGTATCTTTTATAATTATAAGTTTCGCCTTCCCATTGTTTTATTTTGTTAGTGAGCGCAGAATTTGGGTCTTCTGGATCTTCCAATTCATTTACGACAACATAAAAGTTGCCGTCAGCAATAGAAACATATCCGGCGTAAACTGTATCTTTTAATTTAGTGAACGTGTTTAATTCCAGGTCAATCATAAAACTCGTACCCGAAGCCGATTCGTTAAACGCAAAGTATTTATTATTATAAACAAACCCTTGGAGAGTAGTTGGTTGAAAATCAACCCAATCATCCCTTGATAGAAAAGAAGTCGTTAAAGTGACTATTCCGTCTTGGTTTATTACTTTAAGGCCGCTTCTTTTGGATGCAAATATAACACTGTTTTTAATCCTGGCTATAGACTTTTTAGCAGCTGCAGGGCAGAAATCATTTAACTGATTAAAAATCATCGTAGCCGGATCGTCACCAAACCCGACAGAATGATAACCCTCCGTTAACACAGCAACCGTAGAGCCAAAAAAACTTATTCCTACAATGTCTTGTTCAAATGATATCGTATCCGGCCCCCATGCGTGAGGAAGAAAAGGCTCAGAAAGATATAAAGTATTCCCGACAAATCCCATCATTCTTCCAGAAGGAAGTGCCTGTAAATGGGTCAATCCGTCCGGTGGCGGAGCCCAGTATGTAGAAGGACAAACCGAACCAGTGTCTAAGTCGGCTGTGTCTATGTTATCTAATAGAGTGTAATATTCCCAATAATCAGCACCAGACCCGCCTACGCCATGCGTGGCATCGTCAGGGTCTTCAGAGGTACTATCATTAATACATTTATAAATAATGTCATCAGAGCCATCGTCAAATTGCCAATATTCACCATCGTCACCACTGGAAACCCCGGTAGCCCAATCACCCTCGATTGTAGGAAGTGTGTAATCTTTCACGAAAACAAACTCTGCGGTGTCCTCAGACCCGGCCACGGTTCTATAAACCCTTAAAGTCGTTATTTCTCTTGTGGCCGGTATGGATTCAATATGGGTAATATCAACCGTATCGTCGGCTAAAAAAGCGCTTCCTGGTAAATCAGTAATAGGACACGGAGGCCCCTCTTCACCGTAGTCAGTAACCCTTGTATAGGTATAAATTCGTTCTTCTTCGTTGCTTGAACCGCCTGTGTTAACAGCTACCGTGGGTTGTATGGTAGGGGCAGGAACTCCAACTTTATAATAAAGAGGATAAACCAACTCGGAAGAATAAGCCCGCATTTCGGCTTTTCCGGTAAAGTATTTTCTGCCATAAGTATCGTTAGATATTGGAGAATCGGCATAATTAAGATCGTCTTCATCGACAATAAAATCATCATCAAATTCATTTAATGATTCAACGTCGGCATCGGCTAACACTTCTGTTTCCGAATGCTCCCTAAACGACCTTAAATCACCCCTGTCAAGTTTACAGTTCTCGGCAATCTTAGCGTCGGTAACATCGAGAATGTTATCCGCATAACGAGGATTCTCACCCTTAAACGCTTTAATCGATATGCCTTGACCAAAAGCGGTCGAGCATAAAAAAAGACTTAATATGAGAGCTAATTTTTTCATTTATTCGTCCGTTACATAAAGAATCTTTACTTGAACATACTCAGTCGCGCTTAAATATGTGGTCATATTTTTAGCTGCAGTCTCTCCGCCACCCCAAAGCTGAATAATAATATCGTTTGTCTGCATAATAGATAATGCATAGATAGGTTCAGTGGCCCCAAGAGTAGACTTGCTTTTTGTTACATCGGCCATCAAAACGCCAACACAGTTCCCTGTAAGACCGCTTGCTTCTATCGTAAGAGTTCCACCATTAGCGGCCAGCGAGAAATCTCCTTTTGTAGCGCCAGTTGTGATATCTTCAACAATGGATATAGCGTCACCGTTCCAAAGATCAGTGACGGTGCAATTAATTCCTGAAGCTGTGCCGTCTGCGATTAAGACATTAATGGCCCTTAACACCCTTCCCGCAGTAGCGTCCCCCGCTAACGGAGGATCAGAAATACCGTCTGCGGCTGTGTTTAATTCGGTAGACGTTGCATCGCAATCCACAGCTTCGTTAATATGCGGAGTGGTAAGCTGTTTTTCCGTTAAGGTCTGAGGGCCGTCTAAGGTGACAAATTCGTCAATAGTTTCAGCGGTAAGCCTACAAGATACGATTGTTACCGGAGATGCGGTACAAGTAAGCCCGGTGGTGCTCTCTTGAGCCCTTACGACTGTTAAAGTATTTCCTGCCCTTGTGGTGCATTTAAAAATCTCCATGTCACCATCTGCCTGAACTAAAGTGCCCATAAACCAATCCGAACCGTCAGCCGTGGGCCATCCGGTAGCATCGTCAATCGTTATGGTCGTGGCTACATTTGATATGTCTCCAGCAAGGTTCGCCACCGCATTGTTAGCAAATTGCTGAAGTGCGGCATTGGCTGAGAAAGGTACAAGTAAAATTAAAAATAAGGTTAGAAAGAATTTCTTCATGACAGTCTCCTAAAACATTGAACTTCCTGAATAGTCGGCAAGCCCCTGCAGTCTTTCGCCTTTTGCGTCAGCGATCGCTCGGTAAAACATATCTCTGTGGTGAGAGGCTATTTTCGAATTATACCAATCCTGACCTTTCATCTGCTTTAAAAAATAAAGAGCACCGTGCTTAATGTCCTCGAGATAATCATCGTAAATGAAATCGACAATTTGCGTGGCATCCCTTTTGGGTTTTACGGCAACATCTTTCAAATACAGGTGATCATCAATATCACTGTCGGCAATGGGATAAACTCTTACTTTTCTAGTTTTGGTCAAAAATACGTGCGTGATATCGCTTCCTGTTTCTAAAACACTCCAGTTGGCAACGCTCATGTCCATACGCCTACGCGAGGTCACAGTAAGTTCCGTGTCGGTTTTAGTACCGTCACCGAGATAAGCTTTGCCGATCTCAACAGGAAGATAATAGGCCGGATCAAAAACAATGGCGTACTCTTTTGTATCGGCAACAATGTCTATAACTGTGGCATCAAGCAAGACGAGTCTCGATTGTTCGCAGAATTCGATAACGGCTTCCCTGATTTTATTAATAGCGGTCTTTTTGGGAGCGAAGAACATCTCTGGCTCAAAGTATTCTCTGAATTCTTCATAGGTTTTAGTCATTTCCTCGCTCCTTTTGTGGTGCTATCGTTGACCCTGTTTGGAACTCAATACCGAGAGACGAATAGAATGATTTCTCAAACCTGATTGAAAGATTCCAGTCAGGAAGTGAATCAGTATCGATTTCAAAAGCTTGCTTTTTCATCCACATTTTTAAAGGCTGCTCAAACTGAGCTTCAACAGGAATGTCATCTGTTGATATGTCGTCCTCAAGATATTCATCGAATGGATACGCATATTCAATTTCAACCATTACGGCTGTTGAGGCATGAACTCTCGGATATGTCCAGACAACATCAGGAGCCTTCTTGTTAAATGCAAAAAACTCCATCACGGTAACGCCTGTGTCAGAATGCCAGCCACTATCTAAAACGCCAAGGTCTTCAATAGTTTTCGGACCCTTGATAGGCTCCCCAGGAGTTGCGCCTGCAACGCCCGTGTTTCTCGTCATGTTCACAAAATGAACACAGTCATCAGGTAGGGCATGACGAGTCTCATTTGCTGTTAATTGAAATGTTTTCACAAACTTAACATGCGTGTCGGGCCGAGTTCCAAGAAGCTGCTTGAGGGAATTGTTGAAAAAATATACCCACTGTGGAAGCAACACCCTGGCGTATTCCTCTCCAGTTTCGGCATCGGCATCATACCCACCAAATTCCATTGCGGCCTGAATTATGAGTTCTTCGACAGTCATGCTGCTTTCTCTTCCGCTTCGAGTTTTTCAAGCTCTGCGTCGATATCGGCATGTTTTTTGTACTCGTCGGGATTAAGCACCTTGCCGTGTTTGAGGAAAATATGATCTATCTTCCCAATCATATTCATCTTATCATACGGTTTTTCTTCGTCTGAATCATCAACATCCTCTTCGGGATCTTCTGTAAGAGGTTCAGCATCTTCAGGTGGAGGTTCTGTAGCCTCATCAAGATCAATGGCCGACTGACTGTTGACAAGTTGCTCTGCTGCCTTTTGGAGCTCGGAAAACTGACCCGGTTTAAGCTTGGACATAATATCCATCAGTTCGGGAGCGATGTTCTTCAAGTTCGTAAGGTCTTTCGGAGCCGGATATTTGTCCGGATCGATCAAATGGAATGCTTCCGCCTCGGTAATTTCAATAACATCCCTACGCTTTGCCAGTATTGGGGAATACGTAAAAACTGCATTGTTGGTTACTAATTTAAGGTACCTGGCTGGCCCCTCATTTTTCCTTTTTCTCATCGTTTTTATCCTTTTTTAAAAGCCGGGAGCCGAAACCCCCGGCTAATTTTAAGTGAAGCGACTTATCTCATATCCCAAATAATAGCAGTCACTCTGACCTTGCCTGTCGCCAAAGTCCCCGATAGGGTCTTGATCACCATATCGACTGTCGTGGCTGAGTCGAGAGCGTAACCTTCGACGTTGAAGATCGGAACACCACTACTCGCAACCTGAATAGCATCGTAGCCGTCCACAAAATTATCGGGGTCAGCCTCGGGCAAGGTTGTAAAACCTAAATCCAGTGTTGCGGTAGTTGAGTCACCTACCGTGATTGGGTTGATTGTAGCCGCTAAGACCGCATGGCGCTTCGGAATGTCAAAGACCTGTATAATGTCGGCTGCTGCAAGGGCAGACTCCTTCTCAGTAAGAACATCAGCAAAATCAATAATCTTTGTCATTCTGTAAAACCCATTCCCGAAAGAACTAGGCATTACAGTACCCGCACCGCTCGCGGTCTGGTCAATAGTATCAGCAAGTGCCGGAGCAACAAGCATTGCAAATACCGCCATGAAAATTGTAAATATTTTCAGTTTCTTCATTGTTAAAACCTCCTGAGTTTCCAAAGGGACTATAAAATCCCTATTGATTTCTACGCCTTATCGGAATAAGCCGTTACAAGACCCTGACCTTTAATGACCTTGTAATCATGAACGTTTAATCCCCGGATCAGACGACCAAAGGTTCTCTCAGACTGAAGTGTCTCAGTTTTGGTGATCTGACTTGCGAAAGTAATCGCGTCTTTATGACCGGCCATGTTGTAATAAGCGTTATTACCAGTAATGCCGTCCACAACTCTGTGGATCTGATTGCTTTTAAGGATAGGGTTATTGTCAATGGAACCGATTCTACCATGCCTGGATACAGACCGGCTATCACCTGTCATGGAAACATCCTTGATTTCAGACTTCTTAATCAAGTTGCACACCCATGAGGCAAGTGCGTACCACCGATTGCTCTCCGGAACATTCTGCTCATCAAGACACGCGGTCATATCCATAAGGATGTCAATAACATTCTCCTTAGTGATACTTACGGGATTTCCCGCAACGCCCATGTCATAAATTCCAGAATCCTTACCAGCTGTTATGCCAGTATTATCCGAATCAGCATCCGCATATACAGAACCAAGTCCCTCACTGTCGATTGTGATTTTCATCTGCTCGGCTGCATCCTGCCCCCACTCGCTCATAAGAGCAATGTCAGACTGATGCTTGTCGATGTCGTCACAAATCGCATTGTAATACTTGGCACGTTCAATCGGAAACTCAACGAGAGGATTGTCAGGATGCTGAATGTCAAGCACCTGGTTCTTGGTGTAATCAAGAATCTCGATGTCAGGACGGGTACGAATCTTTACAACATCGCCCTGATTTCTGATATCCGTTGTGTTTACGTCCGAGGCTCTTTATCCTCGGCTCCTACATGTTTCCATGCAGACCGGACTATATCTTCGGTTCTTTTTTAAACAAACCGCAGCGCGCTCGTGTCGCTTTACCACCATGCCCACAAAGTGAGCTTAGGTTCCATGCGTTAGTCTCTGAACCTTCAACCTGTTTCCAGGAAGCTTGGCTGCTGATTGTCCTCGTCTTTACGTTAGGATATTCCAGCAATTCACGCTGTTTAGAGAGAGCCATTAATAACCCTCGTAATACGTGTTGGCCATCCCGGGGAAGATGGATGCTATATAGTACTTGACTAAAAGCATGCGACTCCATTTTTCCGGGATAAAATTGCCACTGAATTGTGGCGTTCCTGCTGCTGCTGCTATCATAAGTTTGTCTCCCTTCTCTGTCAACGCTGCACCTTACAGAGAAGGCGCTTTGTTAACCTTGTATTCGGCCTTGATCCATGGCCGTAAAAATATCCGCATTGATTGAGTCGGACTTGGCTTCTTCTACCGTTCCGACGTATTTTCCCCGGGTGTAATCCTTTGTGAACTGGTTTACAAATGCCTGAGTGTAGATGCGGCCTTTCCCTTTTGATACTTCCTGGGCGTTTGGCGCACTTCGTTCAGGTGAGGGGGAAATATCATTCAAATCTTTTAGCGGAGGGTTATTGTCAATTTGCTGTTCAGGTTCGGTTTCGAGCGAAGCTTTTGGCAAATTAATGAAACCTCTAAAGATTTCAGTTACCGAAGCGAGATCTTTTTTAGTGTGTGCATCGGTAAGCAACCCCTTTCTTGCGTAATTCGTTCCTGGTATCATTTCTGACAGATACGCATTAAATCCAGGGCTGTCATTTAGCACATCAAAGTTAACATGCTCGCCGCCTGCCGCTTTTATATCGGCCTCAACAGTCATTCTAAGGTTATTGATGTATGACGAATGGGTCGTGTCCTGATGTCCCTTTTTCGCCTCTCCTGCCGTTACTTGCGCCTTGTTAGCCGTATCTGTAGCGTTCTTAATGAGCTTCAACATGGTTACAAACTCTTCCCCGTAACCTGCGATGGCTTCGGGGTCGATACTTGCGATCAAATCTTCAGCGGTTTTGTCGCTTGGCTCCGGCGCTGGTTTGTCCTCAAGCTGTTTTCGCAGGTCGAAATTTTCATTCTGCAAACCCTGAACTTGAGAGTTGAGTGTTCTATTCTCGGCTGACAGTCGAGGCACTTCAGCATTGTACTTGCCTTCCAGTACACTAAATCTCTGTTCGAGCGTCGGATCGACTTTGGCCGGTTCGGATTCCAGTTTTACAGGAGCCGGTTCGTCAGGATTGCTTCCGAGGTCAAGAGTTCCGCTAAGAGTGTTCTCTTCCTCGCCTGCAGTTGCTTCTCCGGTATTCGCTATCTTTTCCGCCAGATCATTAGCGAAAATCCCTTCATCCAAATCTTTAATATCTTGTTCAATTTCCTGTGGTAACCCTGGCATTTCGTACCTCCTTTGAGCCTGTTTTCAGGTATTCCGTAGAGCCTGATTTCAGGTATTCATTGGGTTAAAGGTTTATGTTGCTATCAGTCCTACATCTCGCATTGCTGCCAAAATAGAATTTATTGCCGTTTCAATCGGTGTGTCATCGGTGGCGTAAGTACCTGTTACGGTTAAATCGGTAATCGCTGATGCCTGATCTCCCACAGAAGGCGGAGGAATAATTTTTGCCACCGTCAGTTCGTCTATTGCTTTTTTTGGATGTCTCACTTGCCTCACCTCCTTTAAATAAAAAAAGCCCCACGGAATTCTGTTTTTTTTAGAACTCCAGTGAGGCTTTCGCGTTTGACTGGCTTAACCTGATAGGTGCGGCTTAATCCGGTAGTATCAGGTTGCTATGTGTTTTATTTTATGAGCTCCCGCCTTTTATTTTCGGCCTCCTTTTTTTATTAATAATGCGCCGCCTTGCAGCAGTAATGTCCATGCGCGTTATGCTATTTGTTAAGTCAAAACTTGTGAAATAAACCCTTGAATCATAGATGGTTGGCATTTCTTTTGCCTCTAACGCCCAGAATATTTGCGATAATCGACTCATTTATACCGGCTCTCCTTTCGACACTTTTTCAAGCATTTTCACCAAATATCTAAGCCCTCTAATCAATGCCTTTAATATCTGTTTGTTATCAATTTCCACTATATATTCAACTCTTCGGTTTTGCAAGTTATTTTTGGCCTATTCATTATAGTTATTTTGTCTTTGCAATCCTTACGTTTCGGTAATGGTTTAAAGTATGCGCCCTTCATGTGCCGCCTTACCTGTGCGGTGCTTCTGTTGTTGCGCCGTCCTCTGAAAATAATTCTGTATTGATCTGGGTCAAGTTCTTTATATTTCCAAAAACCATCCTCTGTTTTTTGTAAAACTTTAACTGCAATAAAATCCATATTATGGACCAGCCCACAGTCACAGCAAGCCATTCTATAACCTTTCATGACAGGTGTAACCCACTCACACCATTCGTCTTTTTGAGCTTTTTCTCTTTTAAGTCTTGGCATTTTTTAGTCCTTATCCGTATTCCATATCCGAAAGCCCAACACCGTCATTGTCAAGACTGTCGAGGTGTTCAGTTAATGAACTTCCCTCGCTTGCCATGCTCCTGTTTTGGTCTATCGTTTCTATATTTTGAAGCGTATTGCTGGCATTGTCGATTATGCCCAAAAGCTGGTCTATAAACTGACAAACGCCCTGGTGCCCATTGACCTGAGAACCCTCAGAAACATCATTATATTTCCGGTAGCTTGCGAGTGATTCTTCCAAAAAATCCTTAACGGAGTTCGTTGACTGACCTGCAAACTTTAAAGCATTCAGGGCCGGTAAGTACTTTCCTTCTGCGCTTAATTGAATGATTTTCAATGCAATAACCCCTTCCCCCCTGGGAGCACGACGTTTGTTCTGACCAGCCAAAATGGTACAGAAAGCACCATCTCGCTAACCATTTCCTTCGCTTCGCCTATGAAATAAGCAAGTTCCTTGTCCTTGTAAATATGAAGACCTTCCTGCCAAATTTCATCCACCTGGGATTTTCTGTGCTTTGATACTCTTACACGATGTTCCCTGAACAGTTTTTTCTTTAACTTGTCATCGCTGAAGATTTTCTTTAACTTGGACAAAGTTGGGAAGAAAGAGAACTCTTCTATTTTTACAAGCTTGAACAGGTCCACACCTAAACTTTTCATGGCATATTCCACACAATCTTCAATCGCCATTATAGCACTTACCCTGTCGTCTCTCCGGATTTCATCAAGGCTTTTATACATTACAGCCCACTGTTCCTTTTCATCCTCTTCGATATCACCGAATGTCCTGTGGTCGGTAATGTTCGGTATGTCTTGAAGAAACGCCTCTTCACCATCTACAAGAACGGTATTAAGTTTATCATGCGAACTTTCGCCTATCTTGTTGAGTTCGTCTTTAAGCTGTTCTGACATCCTGGCCTCCTACCTTGTCTCCTGCCTGATTAGTTTTAGCACCCTCGGTTATTTGACCCCTACCTGTCGACTGTGGAGCGTTTTGCGCCACTATATTCTGAAGCAGTATGTCTTCCTTCGACGGTACAATATCCGCAGTTGAACCGTCAAGCCCGGTAAAGAACTGTCTCATGAACTCAGAGAATCCTTCTCTTCCGATCAATTCAAGCACCGCAGGATGAACTACCATCTGTAAAGCTTCCTGCCGTCTTATTTGCGCCTGTTCTTTGTTAATCAACGACTTTGAGCCTGTAGCTTGTAAATTTATATCCCCCATTCTTAAAACCGGGTCAGGATCTGTCATTAATAAATAATGATGGAGAGCTTCGATTGATCCTTCAATAACTCCGTCAATGCTTTTAACAACCTTTTTTATATTTCTGGAAGCGTTTGACATCATCATGCTAAAGCCTGTCGCTGTGTTTATCGCTCCGCCGCCACCCTTTTGACCGTAAGAATATTTAGGAATTCCGCTTTTATTATCAGCCTCGTTTGAAAAGAACTCATATAGTTTAATCAACTCACTAATCATGGACTTCGGCTGAAAAAACCAGATAGGAGCTCTTGTTCCGCTCTGAACATCCTTCATTTTGAATTGCCATATCTTGAGTGGCGTTATTGTTTTTATGGTGTCTCCTGGGGCCATTGCGTCCGTATCGACCCCGACTTGAGGCCCTGTTATCATGCCAGCGTTATTTGCAATATTTCTTGCTGCAGCACCACACATTCTGTCGGAATCTTCGATTAAATCAGGAAGGCCCTCGCCCCACCATTGGTCTTTTCGCTCTCTAAAGGAAGCCTTGAATAAATTATACTTTCCTAAAGGATTTTCATTCAAAACGGCTTTTATAACATATCTGCCGATAAGCCACACTTCAGCATCGTAAGACTCGAACAAGTCACCCAATCTCTCAGGGCTCACGCCATGCTGAACCAACTGAAGCCCTTGAACCTGGCCTTTAAATTGGAGCGCATCGATTGTTCCTTCCGGATCTGACTCAGGATACTGTCTATAAGACAGTCTGTCGAATTCGTTTTGATTGGTTTCATACGTCCATTTTGTAAGACCTCCGCTGCCATAGTCCTTTAAAACAAGATCGATTGCATCGTTGTCGTAACCCGGAGCTCCTTTTAAACTCTGGATATATCTTGGTTTCAGGGTATGTTTCTGTATATATCCGTCTTCAGGTTTTCTACTGGCCGGTAGAGGATATATATCAAACGGACTCGGAGCGTCCCATGTTACCATTAATTTCGTCGTGGGTTGAGGATTACCTTGTTCATCCCATGCCATTATTCGTTTTTTCCTGATAATCGGACCTTCCAGAAATCCCGCTTTGTAATCCACCAAGTCAGAGATAAATCCTTTAAGAGCTTCTTTCCAGTTACTTTCTACAACAACGTCTTTTATTTTACTTTCGATAGCCGCCTCAGCTTCATTTGCCACTTCCTGCATTTTCTTCTGAATATGAGCCGATATCATTTTAATTCTCTGGTCTATATCTGATGGAAGAGTATAAACGCCATTAACTATTACCATTTCAGTTTTTGCCTTGACTTCCTCAGCAATCATTTCTTTCTGAGGCGGCGGTAACATCGGCACAGGAGAACGCTTAAAATCAAAAGGCATTTCGTTTAAAAGAATATCGAATAGCCATGCTTTCGCAGCTTCGCACTTCTCGTCTGTCAAGCGCATAAAAACCGAAGACCCACCCTGGGCTCTGATTTTAGCCAAAACAGAAGGCTCATATTCTCCCTTGAGGCGACGCTTAACCTTCAGCATTTCGGCTTCAATCCATGTTTGTTTTTCGTCCCTTGCGGCTTCCCAGGATCTCTTCACATAACTTGATAAAGATGTAACAACCGGGTCTTGCTGTCTCCTGGTTGCCATTTCATCTTCCATAAACAAGGACTCATCATTGGCTATCTGGTCATTGTTTTTATATCCTTCCATTTCTAAATTCGGCATAATTTACCCCTTCGGATCGTACTCAATATGAAAGTGGTTTCCTTCTAATATTACATCAAAATCTTTTCCAAGACTCTCCTTTAAGTCTTTTTCAAGGTCTTTCAGTGTGATTGTAATGCGCTTCTTCGGCCTTCTAAGGTCAATGGCTAAATCGGCATAATGAAGCGAATTTGCCCCATGATCGCCCTCGTATGTTGACGATATAACGGCTTCTCCATATCCATTCCTCTCGAAGATGTTGTCAATCAGGTCTAATTTGCGCCTGATAGGTCTTTTTAACCTCGCTATGTCAACGCCGAGTTTTAAAAGCATTATCCGTCTCCGTTCTTAATGAGTGTTTTAATTTCGCGAAGCTCCTTAAATGTCAAATCTTTTAGTGTGGTCATCTCCTGTGTAATATGTTCCCGCATTTTCAACCCCGCATTTTCACATACAAGGCCATGTTTTTCATTTGTGATATGCTCGCCACTTTTCGTTTCGAGTTTTTCTATCTTTTCATCCTGGGTCTTAGCCTTATCATTAATCTTGTTATTCTGACCCCTTAAAATAAAACCAAGTAGCCCGAATTGAGCAAAAAGTGTCGTCCCCGCTATTACTGTTACAACATCACTCATTTTAAACCTCCGATCAGATTGAGTCAGTTGTCTTTATTTTATTACTCCGAAGAAACAAGACGGAAACCCCCCGGAGTTGTCGGCTTTCCCAAAGACACCGAATCGCTGTGGTCACTTTCGCCTATAATATTTGATGCCGTAACAGTAAAAATAACATCAGCATCTCCACTTGGGAGAGTAAGCGATGATACAAGAATCTCTGTAACCATCCCAACGTCCTGCGGCGCTCCGTCCACATAGACAGTATATTTTTCTACAATGCCCTCCGAAGCCGTCCACGACAATGTTGTCTCTGCACTCGCTACCCCTGCCAAAAAACAAACTGCCAAAATTGCGATAAATAAAGCTTTAAACATTTTCATTTTATTGTGCTCCTATGCTGTGTGTTGATCCAGCCGTTAAAGAGTGTGTTGATCCAGTTGTCAGTGAATGTTCGTGAGGCAATGCTGGGCTCCCTTGAACAACTATGTCCACCTGTGTTGAACTTTCATTTGTATAGCCAAGCTCATCCTGCCCTCTAACATATTGTGTCTCAGTAACTCCACAGGATAGCGAACTTAAAGTCTCTGAATGACTCGTATCATCAGTATTCGTAAATGTATCCCCCATGCTCCCAAAAGCCACATCTGAGGAATCATATTTTAATTCTACATTTAATATTGTTGAGAACACCATGTCGTGATTCAGTGGGTCGGTTACACAGGAAACAGGGGTGCTTGTCAAATTAGTCAAGGTTGGAGGAACTCCATACAAATCAGCCCCTATTTCCCATCCTGAACCATAATCATCTTGATCTCCTGCAACCACACTTGCCGGAAACGTTGATCCTTCAGCGTCTACTATAATGTCATAAGGAGAACCTAAGTTTATTGCCGAATTAATCGCTGGAGAGCCTACTTGAAGTGCAAAATCAGTTACAACTACGTTTTCACCACCCAACTCTCTCCATCCCGACGTTCTTAGAATCACAGGATCAGCATAGGAAAGATCGTTAGCTCCCTTGGCATTCGTATCAGGCTCAGATGACCACAAATTGTAGTCAAAGTCTATATCGCTGTCAGCAGTCCATGACAAATTACTACAACCCCCGCCCGTAATACAATAAAAAATGTTATCCTTTATTTCAGAGTTTTCAGCATCCTTGTTGCCATAGAAACCCATGTTTCTAACATTATCCACAAGAGTATTACTGTAAATTTTATGATCTTTAAAAACAGCATCCTCATGTGAAGTACCGAAGTAAAATCCAACATAGCAGTAAGCAATAAAGTTACCATATATTTCTACATTTTCCGAGTAAGCGTCATTGTGCCACTGTTCGTCATCTATCATAATTCCGTGACCGTTAGAATCACTTCCATGTCCAAAGATTAGATTATATCTTATTATATTATTCCTGCTTGAACCGTTATATATATTAACTCTTCGGTTCTCATAAACGAAGTTGTTTTCAACAAGACTATTGGTAGTGTGGTAGTAAAGACCAATACCCTCTCCCCAATTATTATGGACAGTGTTGTCGCTAAAAGTCATGCTATCGCAACCATTCATACAAAAAATTGCAGCAGGCCAATCAGCTACTTGATATACCCATGCAACATCTGTTACTGTGCACCCTATAGCAGAACAGTTATTGCTTGGGCCACCAAAACCAATCCCCGTTCTATATGCTTTGTTTACGTCACAATTTAAGACATCAATATACGAAGACTCATCAACCCAAATAGCCCTGGCAAGAGAGTTGACCACTCTGATATTCGTAAGAGTTATATAGGATTGAGTATCTATGCCGATTAGATGTGACCACGTAGCAGTTGGATAAGTATATTCTCCGTCTATTGTTGGCTTGGTTCCACTTACCCCTATTGTTCCAGACCCATAATAAGCTCCGACAATTGCCGGGTTGCCTGCATCAACACCACTCCAGTCTATATTTAAAGTTTCGCCTGTCCAAGTGTCATCACACTTGAAATAAACGTCATCACCAGCTACCCAGTCACTCTTTGCATTCACTTCAGCCAAAGTAAAAGCGGTGGCATCTGACAAACCATCTCCGCCACTTGCATCATCTCGACAGTAATAATTAGTAGCCCAAACACTCTGAGCGTAAAGCAAAAACAATACGATAAGCAGTTTCTTCATTCCGTTACCCTCAAAATAACTCCCATATCATCTGCCGCAGAAGTAGCCCAACTCGTAGCCGTTGGATCAGGTGCGCCCGAATGCACCGGCGCAGTGTCATAAAAAATATCAACACTACTTCCCCCATCGTCGTAACCTAATTTTGGATCTCCATCACTCGCATCCCACGCAAGACCATAGTAAAGATCATTGTCGCCCGATGTGTAATTAAGGTTCTGCCCACCGACCACATTTAGCGATAAATAACCTGTCCAGCCAACCCCAGGCGTACCCAAGGCATCTGAATATCCAATTAACGCAGTTTCGCGATAGACAACGAGCCACGCATTTGTAGTCCAGCTATCATTCCGCACATACGCATTGATCCCTGTGATTGTCCCGCTTACTATAGGGTCATATTTGTTACAGTATGTACTATCAACAGGAGTCCCCCACGAAGTCCAAGAGCCAACAGGAGCAGAGGGCGTTCCGGCAGTATTCGGGAAGCCGTAATATTTAACTTCATGTGTTCCAGCGTAATACCAGCCCCCGGAAGCGAGTGCCGGAATCAGTAATAGAATGAGTATGTATTTAATCAACCGCATAATACCACATTTCAAAGATAACTTGTTCCCCTGTCGCTGTATAGGCTGTATCAAAGTCGAGGAAGATAACTTGTCCATTTGCCACCACGCTTCCATCAGTGTTAATATTTGTATATGTGTCTTCTCCGGACACTCCACTTGTAGTTTCGAGGTCACCCATTGTTGCAGCAGAACCTTGCCCAATAAACGCTGTTGCTCTTTTTAACAGCACATGGACTGTACCGAATTCAGTACCAGGGTCTTGTGAAAAAGATACTGACCACTCAACAATCCTTATACCATTAGGGGCATTGTCCCCTACAGTCATAAGCAATAGAGCATCAACATCTCCGGCGCAAACCGCTACCGGATCAAATGACCAAGACTTATGAAGCGGCCCACCTACGAGATACTCTTCAGCTATTTCATCTCCTGCGCCTACGACATGAATAAAGTCATCAGTAGAGGTTATCTGTCCGAACTCAGCCTTGCCCGTACCGTGAAAGCTGATTGTTGGATCACCCGAATCATTCGTAATGTCTATCCTATCCGTACCATCCTTACGAAAACTAATAAATCCAGCAGTGCCAAGTGTCCAAGCGTGTCCATACGTTCCCATGTTGTAATTCATGGCTCCGGTCGGATTGTCCAAATTATTAATCGGAGCCGTGAAAAGACTGAATGTTATATTACCATAATCAAGCTCATTGTCGGCCACTGTGCTTGCACTCAAAGCGCCTCCAGCTTCCAGGTCGGTTCCCACTCCAAGTATGTTTGCATAAGTATCCGCCGTTGACAGGCCGGTAGAAACGTCTATGATATATGCTTTGTCTCCAGGTGCAGGCCCACCGGCCGGAGCCGATAGATCCGACACTTTACTATCAGCAGCCCATACAGTCGAGACACTAATAAATAAAAACACGAACCAGACTGTCGTTTGGGCCTTGATCGTTGGATTTTTAAGGAAAGCTGTTATTCGTTTCATATTTTTCATTTTATCACTCCGGTCTATGCTCCTTATTTAATCTGATGCAAAACCTTAAATGCAAAAGCAAGTGTCCCACCTATCTGGTTCTCAAGATAAAACACGCCATCAGCGTCTACCGAAGCTGTTACTTTGCCGCCATTTCCAGTTGTTCCATTTAACGCCACCGTCAAAACTTCAAAATCAGAACCTCCACCTACGATTGAGATAGTATTTGTTCCTGCCGTCTCAGCCATTATCTGACCGCCACGCTCTACACTACTCTTAGCCATAACAGAAATTAAATATGAACCTTCACCTAAAGCATAACTTGCAAAACCCTCATTAGCTATATTCCACTCACCACTTGCCAATGGCCCTTCATAGTACATAAAATCAGCAACAACAGGTGTGGTTCCAGTATAATTAGACTCTGAGAAATCCATAGGTCCAATGTACCCACCATTATCTGTAGCAGTAACAGTTATTAATCGTGTTGAGGCATTCTCATCTGGGCCAAAAGAACAACCATCAACCATTATGCTGTCGCCATCATTCCACATAATAGCTGATTGAGTTTGCGCCCCATCATATGCATTATCTTCAAAGTGGACATCTTTCACTTGAAAGTTTGCTATATCAACTTTAGATTGGGCCGTACCGTCAACTCGAATGGCGGTTATTCCTGCTTGACGCATTGTACCACCATGAAATGAAATATTACTTGGAACAATCTGAGCAGCGGTAATGGCTATATAAACTAAATAATCTGCAAATGTAAGTCCACCATCGGAGGCCAGCATGCCCCTTAAATAACAATTAGCAAATTTAATGTTTTGATAAACACCTGCCTTACCTACACCGCTACCAGAGGCAGCTACCGTTCCGCCTATAATAACGCAGTTATTCTCAGGTTCATCAAAATAGCAATTATCAACCATTACATCGGTAATAAAATTACCTCTATTTGTGCCATCGGGTGTAAAATTAATACCAAAAGCATATTTATACAGATGACAATTCTGTATATATAAACCATCAACAGACCTTATAACAAAAATATTAGACCATACATGATCTTGTGTTGCCCCCGAACCCCTAAACTCGCAATTAGTTATGTGGTTTCCACCTGAAGTGAAACCATCTGTAGCGCGTCCAGATAAAGCGATTGCAGCAGGGGCAGGAGTGTTCGCTCGGCTCCATTGAGTAAAAAGGCAGTTGTCTATTGTGCTTGTATTAAACCTGTAACCGTCAATGGCATACGCCCAATTGTTAAATTTACAATCTCTAATAGTTGTAAAAATAGCATCGTGCGCTTCTATAGCCTTTGTTGTTGTGCTTTCATCTATTGCTCCACCGGCAGCAAAGATAATATTTTCAATATGTACAAAATAAGTTCGTTCATTTGATGCTAATACCAATTCCGATGTTTCAGAAATAGTCCAAAACTCATTAATCACCGATCCAGTATCAGGAGTCACCGTGACAACCGCTGCAACTGCCGAAGCTGAAATACCAGAAACAGCATCTATAGCTGCTGCAATATTTGTGGCAGTAACATCATTACTTGTTTCTGCATCCCATGTATCTCCTTCTTCAAGAGTTGTATCGGTAATCCCTGATCCATCTATTGTAATTGTATCAGCTACACCAATCGTTGAATAATCAACAACTGTTAGTTTATACCTATTATCACCAAGCTGTAGAAGTACAATGTCAGCAGTACTGGAAGATAACTGCGCTCCACGACCAACAGTACCTACAAGTCCAACGCCATCTGCATTAATCATTTTAACTGTTGAAGTTATATTATATTGACCATTTAACCTGACCTCACACCCAATATCTCCAACATCTAAAAACGTACCTGACGCAATAGTCACAGCGGTGTCTATGGCATATTGAACTTCCGCTGTGTCATCACCAGTGCCATCGCCGTTAGCACCCCACCATTCAGGATAAACAATTTTTTCTCTTGGACTACCTGCGATTGTGAGAGCTGTTCCCTGTATCCATTTATGCAAACCGGCTTGAATACTTCCATAAACAGTTAAAGTTTCATCACCTGTGTTACCAGTAAGCGCAGCCCCATTTTCAATTACCATGCTAACTGTGGACGGTATAGTTTCATCAGTGTCAAATGTATAAACTGTCTGAGCATCTTGATCAGTGTGTTTAAAACGAAGCGTCAAAGGATTACCAGCAGCAGCATCTATCAGAGCGTTTACTGTTTGACCATTACCGGCTGCACCTTGATCCGCTTCAGAAGCATCAACGTCCGAAAGTAGCATAACTACATTATCAGCAAATGTCCAAGAAACTGATATAGTTTCTTCTTCGTCTGATTTTACTATCGCTGCATCGGCAGCTTCAACACTCACACCAATATCTGCACTGTCTACTACCTGAGCCCATGCGGCCAGATAAAACTCAAGTTGGTCTGTTGAACTGTTGAATCTCATATCCCCGTACGAAGGACTTCCGGGTCTTGTCCCTGTGGTTCCAGCAGGCAGCTGCATCTTTTCATTGCCAGGAATTATCGGATTGCTGACAATCCCGAAAGCCGTACCTGTTAAATCTATTTCGTTTGCTGTGCCGGTGTATACGACATTTGCCTCTGCACCATCCGCAACATTAAGTATCACCCTTGCTTCAGTTGGGGTTTTATAATCATACTCACCAGAAGTATTATTCCAATATAAAGAATCGTTGTTCGCTGTTCCTGCATTAGTATTGCTCGCAGTTGCGACACTGCCGCCTCCGCCTTTTGACCCACGTAAATCAATCGCATAAAGACCCGTGCCTGTTTCCGGAATTTCTTGTAGATAATCATTCACATCATTTTTAATAATAATCCTACAAACCGGTATAAAAATACCTTTCAATAATGTATCCGATGGAGCTAAAACCAGAGTTCCATATTTATCCTCTGTTGCTTCTTTTGAATTCTTATACTCCTTTCCGCCTGGGATTGTATCAGCCTTCTGAACTAAGGCCATAATTCTTGTTGTATCTTCTTCAACTACTCCAAGAACTACATTATAAAATTTATTAGCCGATATCGCTTCTCCAGTTGAATAATGGGTAAAAGCAAAATCGGTTAATGTGCTATATGTCCCAGCATTTAAAATGTGAAACAATCCATCAGTTCCAACAACCTTTTGAGTTGTGGTAATTGTGTCAAAAATTGTATTTAGAGATCCAGTGGCTATCGTAACATTGGCTTGGACTGCTGTGATATCCATTCCTGAATAGTATGCTGAACCATCTGTCCAAAATCTATGATAGGTATGATGAACCACTTCATAACTTGTCATTGCGGTAGTAAACCCGCCATACAGAGTCAAAGAGGAAGCGGAAACAGCACCAGCTTTATAATTTGCAACATCCACATGTTCTAATACTCCTTCTGGACTTGTATTCGAAGCTGTTAATGTTGCCGTTCCAGTGACATTTCTTACATAAACATAAACGGTGTTGGGGCTAGCATCTGTTCCGGCAAATGATGTAGCGATAACAGACATAGTGTCGTCATCGTTTTTTAAATGTACTTTGTCTATATTAAACGCAAGATCAAGCCCATCGTCTTGAGTTATTGTAACTGTCCAAACTCCACCCGACACAGCGCTTGATACTGTAAATCTATTCAAAGCAACATCATCAGTTATATCCGTTAAAAGAAATCCATTTTTCTGAAGTGCGGCCTCTACCTCGCCACCTTCAAAATACCCTCCAGCATCTACTATAGGAACGTCGGAAGCGGTCAAGAGCGAGCCGAAGTAAGTCCATACGTTAGTGAGCGTATCGCCGACAGAAACAGAGCCGGAGTCATCCACCATGTAGAATTTATCATCACCGGCAACCCCGCCTGACGGAGCCGGAAGTTCGGAGACTTTCTGGTCAGCGCCCTGCGCTATTCCAAAGGTCAAGAACAAAATAAATAATATTCTCAATAAATGTTTCATAACTTACTCCAATAATAGATAATCGCCTGATTCAAGCAGTAAAAAGTCGCCTGACTCCAATAGTACGGCATCGGCTGAAGGTCCACCAGCGCCTCCACCAACTGCTTCCGGTGAGCCCTGATCCCTGTAAAACCAAAAAGAACCGTAAGCAGAACCGGCGAACAATAATATTGTAAGTGTGATAATAAGTATTTTTTTCATCAGTAACCAGCCCCACACCTTCCAGTCGATGTCCCATATTCTACCGAAAACGTAGCTCCGGTTTGGGTAATCGAATAATAAAGTCCTGTTTTGAACAAAACATCGTCGTATGTTCTTCCGGACGTTAATGGACTCGCAGACCCGGCAGTTGACCAATATCCAACAACCCTGCCGGAAGCCGCAGTTTTGCTATCATACAACGTCAAGATAACGTCATTTGTGTCCGGTGTAAGCTGAATAGCCCTTAGATATCCTCCACCGGTAAAGAGCAACCCTGAAGCCGATCCTGTTGTATTCCCCGTGGTGCAGGTTTCGTCAGCCGCGTCAGCAATTCCACAAAGAACGCTGAAAATTAGAAGTATTGCAATAGATAGTTTCATTTTCTCTCTCCTGTGTCGGGCAATAAAAAAGGCGGCATGAGTGTATGGCCCCATACCGCCTTAATTATTTGGTCTTCAAAGTAGCGAACTGTCGGACTGCCCGAGTTGTTAGTTATTTAATAGGTTTAGCTCCTTCATTTCACTTTTTATTTCAATATGAGGACCGATTGTAAATTTCAAATTATCAAATATTTTTTTCATGAATTGATTGTGCGCTATTTCCCTTTCTCTATATATTTCCACCACAGATTTGCCCCAACATTCTTCTGAGCCTTCTTGTCTTATCGCCATTTCTGTAGCAGTTCTGTCCATAACCTACCCCCAATGATGGTCAGCGACCTCAATCTTCCTCGGGCCGCTATGTTTCCCTATAGTACTGTCAGTCAAAAAACCACCTACTATTTGCCTTAACGCTTGAAATCCTGGCGGTAATGTCTCTTCGGTTGATTTTGTTAAATGCTGAGTCAAAACAGTGTCTTTTGGAATGTCCAGGCTTTCATCCTTCAGCCATTGATGAACAAGTATTTTTCCATACTTCTCGTCATCCCCAAAAGGAAGATGCTGAGGCGCGTACAAGGTAGGTATGCGCTTCTTTAATTCGTACAAGAATCCTTCTTCTGGTTGACAGTATATCATCCTGCACCTTAATCTGATCGCATCGTCAGCAAACTTCTCGAGTAATTCTGCGTACCCATGGTATTCCCCTTCTGCTAAAAACACAAGAGGATTCTTGTTAACTTTGTTTCTTTCAAACTTTTCTCCCATAAATAGATAATATCCCGGGATTGAAGGCGAAGGGAACACAGCTGATGATCTGACACCGTTTATCGCTATCTTTAACGACTTTGGCTCAGTGGGAGGTCTTTTGTAATGAACAATGAAACCGCCTGCTGATGCCTCGGCTACGTGTGACACTTCTTGTTTTATGTCTTCAGTCATCCTGTATGGTTCCGCTCCAGTCTCGCTCTCTTTCAGTTATTTTCACAACAACCCCGCAAATAATAAGTTTCCGCCACTTTGAAACGCCATGGTGAAATAGTTGCCAGCATGGCGATAATGGTCGGGACCCGTCTTTAAATAAACGTATCTTGAAGCGCCAGTTTCCGGATCTGTCTGTAATACTCTGGCTATATTGCTGCATTGAGTGGCGAACTCCTGAATAATTTCAGACTCTTTGGGCAGCACAACCCGGCCTTGTCTTAACTCTTCATGGGAAGCGTCAAGAGATTCAGTTCTGTTTACAGTCACGGTCAATTCCTTTTCATTCCAACCATATGAGCCCTTTTGATGTTCATTATAAAAACAGCAATAGACTTTTCCATGATTGTCTTTTGCAAATTCCCTTGAAAGTCTTGTTTCCGGAAGTCCATCGATAACACCCCGGACAACATTAAATCGCTTCACAAGGCTATTAAGTTGCGACCATTCAGGGAATGCACCGGCATATACAATCTCAGCGCCCTTGTCGTGCTTTTTGCCGATAACACAGTGAATAAGACTCCCAACATCTACACCCATGTAACAGGGGCCCTTGTCGCTTTCTTGAATCGATTCGATACCGCATAGCTTAATAACCTCGGAATAGGTCAGTCTGTTTTCTGCAGCGATATGAGCCTGTGCGAGTTTTGAGTTGTAAACCTCGCTGATATTTCCATTTGGAGGATCAAGATATAATTTAAGTATCTGAGCAGGATCGACAGGCATGGAGTTTAACTGACTGATTCTCCAACCCACGAGATCCTTAGCTTTCTCCGGATACTTCGGGACCCACTGACCGTCTTTAGGAAAGATCTCTGCCCTTCTGCATCTCTGACACAATCGAAGGACTTTTCCGTTCTTTAATTCATGCAAACAATCAGGAAACTCCGTCTCAAGACAGGTAAGCCCACCGCACTTTGAACACTTTATGAGCCAGTGTCTTTGATCTGAGTCCTGAAATAGCTTATCAACCCCATAATCAGGAATAGTCGGAGTGGAAAGATGAACCTCTTCCTTAATTTCAGAGTGAGACATTCGCTCAAGTGCAAGGTCAACCATATCGTTAGCCATTTCATCACGTTCATCAAACACAACTCTATCAACCGGCACCGATTTTAATGCAGTAGATGACCGTTTCATCCCATGGATTTTAGAAGTTGCTCTCGCACCACGCATGTAAAGCATGGCCCTGCCAATTCGCTTAATATTTTTAGCATCAGTGCTTTTGATATACTTAGCCATTTCCTCATTGTCGTTAATAAGGGGATTAAACCGGCCACTTGAAAAGTCATTTACATCATCTCTGGAAGGAAATAGATATAAAGCTCCCTGTAAATACCTGGCTGAAATAAGACCATAAAGAGTTTTAAGCATGATAATTGATGTCACACCAACCTGAGCGCCTTTAAGGAAGACCTGTCTTATAGCTTCCTCTTCAAGCATGTCTCTTTGATATTCATGGCCTTCTAAGCTGAACGGCCTGCCATCCAGCAATAACGCTTCAGCCCAAGGGACAACATCGGGAAGAGTTGTTATGTCTCCCAACAAACTAAGGCTCGCAAATAGCCTGTCGTAATGCTCGCTTGCTGCTAAGTTTGTATATAATTCGGTCCCTAACATCTTTGTCCACTTCTCCAATAACCGTTAAAACTTCGTTCTGAAACTCTGCTGCAGCCTGAATGTCATAAAGTGCCTGAAATAATTCAAGCTGTAATTTAAGCTGTCCTCTGATTTCAGCCATAAGCTTAACTGACATGGCCGGATCGTCTTCAACCTCATTAAGAAGCTCATTTGCCTTTTTGTTAATCTTTTGAAGCTGCTCAACTGTGTCCAGATTCTTTTGGATAACAACAGGAGCCGCTTTCGTTGCCGTTCTAATAGCAACAGCCCTCCCGAGCTTCTTTCTCGCTTGACTAATAGCTCCCTCAGAAACGCCAAATATTTTAGCGCACTCAACCGATTTTCT